TGTCCAAAATATATCTTCTGAACCTCTGAAATTACCTGCAATATTCTTTCTTCTATCAGATGTTTTCCGTCTTTGTGTCTTTCTCGGTGCTCGTTTCTTAGTCGTTGTCGTTTTCTTCTTTGCTCTTGGCATTTTATTCTCCTTATGCTTTGTATAACGTAAATCTTTTTCGTGGTGTCCACTTATCAAATGCTGTATCTATATCGTGAACAAATCGTTCACACATATGTTTACAAGACATTCCAATTTCTTCTTTTTTCATCCACTGCCTACCAACTTCACCAACCCGTTTCCGTTCTTCTGGTGATGTATCATACCACTCTTTAAATCTATCTGCTACATCATCCCATCTACATCTATCGTCAAAAATATATGGTGTTGGTATTGAACCTTGTAATGAACGAGTTCCTGGCCAAACTGGTTTTACCCATTCTCCGTGAGTAAGGTCTGGATTATCTTTCCACTTTTTATCATCGTGCAGTGAATGTATCTCATCATAATCTTCGGGTGTTAATTCTTTACCATTTAGTGCAAATCCACATTGGTCTTGTAGTCCACCTGTAACATTTACTATGATTGGTGTTCCTGACATTACTGCTTCTGCCGTTCCTAATCCAAATCCCTCGTTGGATGCGATGTTTACTTGAACATCAGCTATATTATATAAAAAATTAAGTTGTTCATCCTCTAACTTCTTATGTGAAAAAATAACATCATTGTCTGGACAAACATTTCTAACTACTTCTGGTAAATCAGTTCCATTTTCATCTATCGGTGCAGTATGCATTATCAATAAACATTTATCAGATTGCTCTTTAGGTAACATATCACAAAATGTTTTATATGCCATTATAACATCACTCGGAACTTTTCTACGAATATTTCTATTGTTCCAAAATATTACAAAATCATATTCTTTACCATGTAACATTTGTTTTCTAAATTTCTGTAAATTATTCCACTTTTCTACATCTAATTCATTAATTGGATAAAATTTATCTTCTGGAATTCCATGTGGAATATAAGTAGAATCCCAATCAGTTCTCGGTTTCTTAACTGCCGCATCTTTTACCATTGCAACCGTCTGTTTAGATATATTCATAATCAAATCTGAAGATTCATAAAAGAACTCGTTATATCTTGGTGTTGGTCTATCATCCCAAATATTATAATAGAAAATAGGAATATGTTGTCTAATTTCATGTTCCATTTGATATAACCAAACCCAAAATCTTGGGTCTGTATAATGCATAATTGCATCTGGTTTTTCTATATTCATTATCTGTCTGAGTAATTCTTGATTACCATAACCACTTATTGGATATATTTTTAATGATGCATCTTCTATCCCAGTTTGTTCACGAACTGAATCATTCATATCCACTACTTTACCTTCTTCTGGATGTTTTATAGCACCACCAGCTTGAACCCAATCATACTTATCAAGTGTTCCAAGAACAAAATTTTTAGAAACTGTTCCAACTCCACTCGACATTCGTAAGTCGTCTGAAAGTAACAAAATCTTCTTTTTAGACATATAACCCTCTTTGTTTGTTATAACTATTTAAAAATTACTACCACTTATCTGCAAATGATCATACTCTACAATAGATTTTTTATAATCTTCATCCTTCAGATATTTATCCATTGATCTATTTACTAACTTTTGTAATGTAAATTCTTCATTTAAGGCCACACCTTTAAATTTCTTATACAATCCTGTTATAATCTTAACAGATGTTAGTTTCGTATCACTTATCATAATAATCTCCGTATATATGTATATATAAATATCATATCAATCTAAAATTACTACTTTTTTATTTAGCTTTTCGGCGTGTCCAATAGTATCTAAAGTACCATTTGATTTATATCCCTCTGGTATAAATGCAACTATATAATCACTATATTCAGCAATTTGTTTATTTCGGTCAAAAAAATTGACCACATGATATTTTTTTCCGTAATTATCCCTATCTAAGATACAATGTTGATTGTATTGATAATGGGCTGGTGGAAATTCTACATAATTCATATCAAATTCTAACGCGAATTTCTTTGCGTATCCATCTGCACCTTTTGGTTGTCCACCACTTACTACCTCTACTTCTTCTCCAAACTGTTCTTTGAGTTTATATACAAACTCTTTAATTTTTCTTCTATTAGTATATTTTCTTGCCCCTACTATACCAACTTTTTTCATTTATCTAATCCTCATAGTCATTTCGTTTTTGTTTTCTTATTGGTCTTTCCTGTTTAGGTGGTTTTTCTGAAATGACAAACTTCAAAGTTTCTTTAAATTGTTCTAATCCATTTAAAACTCCACCAAGTTTCCACCCACACTTGTGTTCATATTGAAATCTACAAGGATAACTTGGTTCTTTATCATCTCTATGTATAATATTATACCAAGTATATTGAGAGTGATCTGCACCTCTACTTGGTTTTATTGTAGTTTTGTAGTGAAGTAAACTTTCATACTTTTCCATAAATGATTTTAAATCACTCGAAGATACATCTCCTTCATCATACCACAACTGAAGTTTAAAAGTTCTTACTGTATTAATCTCATTAATCTTATCTACTACTAAATGTTCCAAAGGATCATTTATAAAATCTGAAAGTTTTATTCTTAACGCGTAAATTGCCCCATTCATACTCTTACTCCATTCTTATCACATAACTCTGGTTTATCTCTGAAGTCACACCACCTACAATTTTTCTTTGAAGGTTGTTTATTATAAGTATGGTCATCACGATATTCTCCATCATCTGTGAAACAGTCATCCATAAACAACTCCAATCTTCTGATTACCTTGTTTATAGATGGTTTACCATTTGCTGGTATAAATGTCTGTATTCTCTTTTGTGGAAAATCTGTATTCTCCCATAACTTTCTCTTTACTATAAAATACTCAACTTCAATTCTATCCATAGGAACATCGTGTTGCTTAGAATAGAATTGTTTATACAATAACAACTGATTTGTTTTATTCTTGTCTGCCTTTTGGTATTTATTCCATCCGTGTGTGGATGTCTTAATATCAATAATCTTGATTCTGTTTCTAACTGTGTCTTTAATAATTAAATCAATAAAACCACGAAACTTGATATTCTTTGGTAATCCATAATCAAGTGCAGTTTCAATACCAACTAACTCATATCCTCTTTTACTGAAATACTGATTCCGTTTCTTTTTAAAGAAATCAAGTATCTTCAATCCATCTTCATAAAACTCCACCATTTGTTCTTTGGTACAAAATTCTACTCCACCATTCTTTTGGGTAATCTCCAGAAAGTTCTTCTTCAATCTATCTTCAAGTTGTTCATCCAAATAAAGTTGGTCTGCCTCTTTTATACTCTGAGTATACATTACTTTCAGATATTCTTGTAGGACTTCATGCATACTCGTTCCAAATAGAGTATGAATATTATCAGTAAATACAGATAACTTATCTACATAATTCAATTTCCACATCCAAGGACATATATCCCATTGTGAAAACTGACTATATGATATAGATTTTCTTTTAGCCATTTAGTTTTTGTATGACAGATTGCTTTGGTAGTGCCCCTACAAACCTATCTACTTCAACTCCGTTTTCTTCAATTATCGTAGTCGGAACTGAACGAACTCCATATTGAGAAGCTAATGTTTGGTTTTCATCAACATCAACAAACTGAATTGAATGACCTTCTCCTGCTACTTCGTTCATAACTGGTTTAAATGCTTTACACGGTCCACACCATGTGGCCGTAAAATATTTTGCTGTTCTCATTTTAATCTCCTAATCCATCCACTTTCCGTGTGTAAATAAATGCCAAGTTCGATGTTTTAAAATTTCCCACATCAATCCTACATATGATTCTGATTCGTAGAATCCTGCTTCACAGTCATACCTATACATTATTTACCCCACTTTCCATTTTTTACGATTGTGGCCATAATACCATAGTTAGATACATCAAGAAATGCATCTTCCATTGGTTCACCATTTACTGCAGCTTCTTTATCTCCCATCAACAAAGTTTTTAATCTTTGTATCTTATCATTCATTCTGAACCATAAGCCCGTAAGTGATAACTTCACCTCTTCAGGTGTTATTAATTGTGAACCAACACTTATGTTACCTGGACCGTAATCATGTTGTTTATGTAAGAACAATTCATATTGTTCTCGTTGTAACCTACGAAACTCCGCTGTCATCTGAGGCCATTCTTCTTCCATTTGTTGAACAATGGTTTTATCCTCTTTTAAAGTTTCATATTCTAACATTGTTTTTGATTCTTTAATTGCCTTTGGCATAATAATCTCCTTATCTCATACTTGATCTTACGAACAATTAATGTAAAAGTCAAGTAATTTCATAAATTAATTTCTCAAAAGAATTGACCATCGAAACAGACGATAAATATTTTTCTGATAATGTTCTATTAACATTACCCATTTTATAATCATATCCTTTTATCATACTAATCATATCATTTTTATTATCTATATAAATCTTTTTAGACCACCCACTACAATTCCTGTATAATAATTTTTTAAAATTACTCTCATCAACCCATCCGTCTGAATATCCACCTTGTCTGTTAGAACTTATTCCAGTTTTATATAATTCATCCTCATTTACAGGACTATTGTGACCAAAGACTAAAACAGGTTTACCCATTGACATCGCCTCATAGACACTTCTTCCATATCCCATAACAAAATCTGATTTATCAATTTTTTCTCTAACATCACTTTCTATAACATTCCAAAAAATTAATTTTATATTCAATTCTCTACATGCCCCAAATACAAAATCTTGTGGTGGAATTCTATTATGATATAAACATACTTTTGGTATTTCATTTACATTACTATTACTTTTAAATTTATCTAAATCTATACCATTCAAAATAAACTTATCTGCACCTAAAACATACTTAGACCTTCCAGATATCGTTATATGTTTATTGTGTTTTAATTTGGGTTTAGCGTTATCTACCATACTACTATGACTTACAAATATTGTATTCTCACCTACCCTTTTTGCAATATCCTCATGGTCTGTATTATGTAATAAAACAACATCATACTTTTTATTAAAGTCTACCGAAGAAATCACATTGGCATACTGACTAACATCTTTAGTATATTCCTTTTCTGAAATAAGATATGGGTTATCACTAATAAAAACTACATCAATATTAAATTGATTAAATCCTTTCATTAATTCGTATGCCCAAGTAGTTACTCCTGTGTAATGATTAAGAGCTAATATAAATAACACATTTACCATATTCATTTTATTTCATCCACTATACCATAATCTAAACATTCTTCTGCTGTAAGATATGTATCTTGTTTAGAAACTTCTTCCCAAAATTTTTGGTCTTTCTTTGTAACGTCACCCAAAATACGATTTATGTTTGTTTGTAATTTTTTCAAATGGTCTGCTCCTTTTAATACATCAGAAGTTTTACCTGCCTCAAATGCAGAACCTTCATGAACCATCACGGTAGAGTTTTGAGTCATTGTCCTTTTACCTGTTCCACATGCCAATATAACTGCGGCTGCTGACATACAGGCCCCAACACAATGAGTGTTTACTTTGACTGGTAACGAATTGAAATAATCAATCGTTCCTAACATCGAATATACATCTCCACCATAAGACGAAATCACTAAATTTACATCTTTCTTTGCCTTGGAATACTGAATAAAATTATCAAACCTTGTCATAACCGAATATAATTGGTCTGTATCTATCTCGTAAGTTAAATACATAGTGCTCGTTCCTAAATTAATACCCCATTCTAATTGTTTGAATAGTATTTGTGTTTCTGTGTCCAACCCGTTCATATCCGCATAATGTACTTTCAATAACCGTTCAAGGTCACGTTGTTCTGACATACTTTCTCCTATTTTTTAAAGACGAATATTGGTTCATATTTATAACCAGCACCCATCACACTTGATAATGTTAATTGTAATGTATCTTCTTGGGTAAAACCCAACTCTTTTGAAATCTTTACTGTTTGTTCTTCTATAAATTTATACTTTGGTGTGTTTGCTATATTATATAACATATAACCGCCTTCTTTTAATCCGTAATAACAATTTTCTATAGTCTTTCTTAAAAACCCATTTACCCACTCATCTTGAGTAGGAAACTTTTTATAACTTTGTGTGGACTCGTCTGAATACTTTTCAGTATCGAAATACGGGGGTGAAGTAAAACATAAATCGAGAGAAGATTTGTTTGGAAGATATTCTTCACTCCCTTGTTTATATATATCAACTTTTTTCTTTATATACGAGAATTCCTTGCTCATCTGCAATAAACCTTCGTAGGTCTTTGTAGATGGTTCAGTTCCTATGTAATGTTTGGTGTTAGATGAAGAAAGAAACCCAAGTAATCGTCCACCCCAACCACAACTCATATCCCAAATAGTTCCATCTCCACCGAACTTCTCGTATATTAGTTTTGCTGCTGTCGGTCTGAAATTAGATACTGCTTGGACACCTGAATATAATTTAAGAGATTGTCGTAGTCTATTTTCGTGGAACTTGTTTCTCTCTCCATTTGGGTCCTCACCTTTGTAATGTTTCTGTTCCCAATTCCAACACTTCTTAATGACCGACTTAAATATCTTATCGTCATTAAATGCTTCCATTGGTGATGTTCTTGAATGACCACACCTTACTGCCCAAAAATGTGGAAAGTATGACCAAGCCAATCTCAAACAATGCATAGTCTGAACTATCTGATTGTCAATGAATATTGTATCAATATCAAACTTTTTGAGTTTCCTCATATGTTCGTGTTTTTCATCTTCACGAATTGTGTAGTGTGGGAATCCATGTCGTCTATAGTAATCGAATATGACCTCTACACCATACTCTCTATCTACTACATCTATTGAATTTGTAACCCTTTCGAACTCTAAGTCTTTATCATCTATCTCAATGAACTTACCGAGAGTTTCATATTTTACTCTTGCCATAACCAAGAAGCCCTTTGTAAACTACTATATTTTTTTCTATATATATGAATAAAATCACTCCAAGATGATTGTGGTCCTGTTTTCTTTGAAGATATAAATTTTTTACAATAAATTAAACTGAAAATATCCACTATATCTCTTAATATTTTTTTATCATACAAATCTTGTATTTCCCCAACAGACTTTTTATTTAACTCAGTAGCTATTTCTCTACCTTCTTCGTCCATCAATTTCGACCAAGAAGAATTAATATCACTTATAAAAGAATTTGGTAAAATATCATCCACCTTTATTATATCTCTATAATCTACAACATCATAATCCCTATAAATTTCAGATATCCAATGGGATTCCTTTCTAAAATCTGGTAACAGGGGTCCTTGAGCTGGTCTATCATATGTAACATCGGTACTAATATAAAACTTAGAATCGGGATACTTATCCATTGTCTTTCTCACCAACTTCATCTTATCACTATAATCAAACCTGTCTACTAAATCTTCTCTATTATCTTCATCCACGGTTGGCCAATGTCTAATATGTATACCTATTCTATCTTTAACCAACTCTCTAATTTTATCTTCAAGAGATTCATCTTTTAAAGTAATCAAATGTAACCATTTTCCATAAAAACTTTCCCCCTCTTCATACGGTGGCCATTCTTCTAAGATGTTCCAACTCTTAGTTACATCCAATTCATTCAACCAGGGTTTTCTAGCATCTATTTCTGATAAATCTCTGATTTTATTAAATCTAACATTTGATGATTCTGTATGTGGAAAATTGAGAAACTCAGTTTCTCTCCATTTATTCTTTTCTACCAAAATAGTAAACTTGAAATCGTTAAGTTTATTCAATTCATATGCTACTTCCCAAAATTGAATACGATTACCAAATCCAGTATCTCTTATTGTCCAACCAACATCACCTATTTTTAAATAAGGCATTAAGGTAAATTAAGTTTATTGATTTCCTTAGGATCCACACCATACTTCTGAAGTATCGTTTTTAGATTTGCTTTGCCCTGTTCAGTTGCATAAAACACATCTGTATATTCTTGAGCTTCTTTAAGACTTGATTCATAGTATTTTGCTACTATTTCCAATAACCATTTTTCATATTTCATTGTCTTTTTTCCTTTAACATATTTTAACCATTCCTTCTTCTTTGGAAGAACATTGGTGTATAATTTATATAAATCTTTTGGTTTAAGATTGTATCTCTGAATTTCATTTACTACATCAACATATTCCATCTTCATAGATAGAAATCTATGTATCATATAGTTAGACCACTGCTTCTTCTCTGTTTCGTTTAGAGAATCCCAATAACCTTTTGTTTGTTTTTGTGTAATGTGTGTGATGTGGTCGAATAGACCTTTATTTTTCATAATAATAAATATCCAGGTAACTTATCAAAGTTAAAACTTTGTGCGTAAACATTGAAATCCTCTACCAATTTAATACATCTCCTGTAAACCAAGTTGTTAATTGTTTTCTAACACCCTTTGTAACTGGTGTAACTCTATGTAACAATACTACTGGAAATTGTACCATTTGCCCCACCTTTAAGTTTAAAGTTTCAGCCTCAAAATCATCTTTTACATCCATATAATATCGATTTCCATTACCAAATTTTGGAAATTGTAAAAACCCACCCTCATAATCCTCATTTAAACATATAGAAACTGCCACTCTCCTTATACCACGAACATCATCATAGTGCCATACTATCTCATCATCCACTTGATATTCCTTTAAATGTAACGGCCATAATCCACCACAAGTTGCATAACTTCCTATATCCATATTTTCCATCAACCTATCATATACCCACGAATCTGCATCTATAATCTTATCTATATGTTCTCCTGAGCTTTCTTCAGTAGTGAGTGTATTGGGTCTGAAATTATTATTTAAAAAAGTAGATTTTTTTTGTTCAAATTCTGGTACTAATTCTTGTCGTCTGACCATTTTAGTTTTCATTTCAAGAATTTTATCACATTCCTTTTTACTAAAAATTGTTTTTACTATATAATTATTCATCCAATTTCCTTATAAGTAACAAACCTGGTATTGCAATCAAAGTACAAAATATAAAATAATATTCCCAACCAACCATTTCAACTAAAAATCCTGTCTGAGAAGTAAATATAGTTCTTGGAATTGCAACAAAACTCGACAAAAGAGCATATTGTGTTCCCGTAAACTTCACATTGGTCAATAGTGCTATATAAGATATAAATACTGACATACCCAATCCTGCACAGAAAGTTTCAAATGACCACATTATACCAAGTGAAACAAGACTTGGTTCTACCCAACCCAATATAACATATCCAAATGTAGATACCATTTGTAATAAACCAAAATAAAATAAACCTTTCATTATATTATTATACTTAACCATTAAAAGTCCACCGACAAAACTTCCAAATAAGGTCATCCAAGTGGAAATAAATTTAATATATCCAATTTGAGATTTTGTATATCCTAAATCCATGTAATATGGTGTATTCATAAAAAATGCTAACATATCTCCAATTTTATACATAAAGATAAATAATAATATAACCAATGCTTTATTCTTACGAAAATAATCTAACAATGGTTCTATAATTGATTCTCTTGTTTTAACTACATAATCATTCTCATCACATATCAACGTAGTAAGAATACCAACACACATAAAACTCGATAAATATAAAAATACAGAATTAAATGTCATGTAATCTGATAAAATCAATCCCAATCCACCTACTACTGCCATACCAACTCTATATCCAATAACATACAAAGATGATGACAAGGGTAAATATTTTTCAGGTACATTTTCTCGTCTATATGAATCTACTAATATATCTTGTGTTGCAGAAAAGAATGATAACATTAAACACAACATTCCCAAAGGAATTAATTGAGTGGAAATATCAATCGAATATATCCCAATCATAGTTAAGAGTATCAAAATTTGACTTAACAATAACCAACCCCTTCTTCTACCTAAAAATGGTAATGAAAATCTATCCAAAAATGGTGCCCAAGTAAATTTTAATGAATATGGTAATCCCACTAATCCAAATATACCAATCGTAGATAAGTCTATTCCAAAGTCTTTCATCCAGGCCTGTAAAATGGAAAGTGTCATCAACAAAGGAACTCCTGCTGAAAATCCCATCAATAAACTTACTATGTAATCTTTAATCATTTAATATATCGTGATAATTATTTTTTCTATCAAAAATTTCAAATTCTTCACCTTTATAATATTTTATAACATCATAATCAGTATAATCATAATGACAACACTCGATTTTAACATCATCATATACTACGTCTCCACCACAAACATCTCCATTTGGTTTTGGCCATCTACACGACCAAGTATTTTCAAGTATATTTATAAAACCATGTTTTTTAGATTTCCTAATCATATCCATTCTCCAAGTTTCGAACAATGGAAGATGTAAATTCTTTAAAATTTCCAATTCAGGAATCTTATCAGCTGATATTGTAAAATTTTCTGTTAAATTTTCTTTTAATAACTTTGCTGGTGGGTTATAACCTACTTCTTCTCCAAGGGTCAAACCATCTTCAATTGAATATTCAAATATCTTATTCTCTTGTAATGAATACTGAATCATATATAATATTTGATCTACCAATCTCCACCTATACTGATAATTCTCATATAAAAATTTTGCTTTTTTATAAACTTCTTTATTTATCGGAAATTCTTCTACTAATATCGTTGGTGGAAATAAATTTTCTGTATAAGGAAATTGTTTAATTATCATTTCCCTTAACTTCTCCATAACCTTAACTTCCACCTCTCTACTATCTCTACCTAACGGATAAGGTGGATAATAACCATCACAAGGAAAGTTCAAATAATAAGTTTGTATCGGTTCTCTGTCTATAATTACTGCCCTACATACCAAATAAGTAGAATCTACACCACCACACCAAAAAATATTATGTTCTTTTTCCGAATACATCTTTATCTATAACTCTTTCCTTTTCATATGCAGGACACATATTACATATATGTTCTTCTTCTATGTTAGCCCACTCAACCATTTCTTTCAACGAAACTTTACTACTCAATGGTTCATATTTTAAATATTTTTTCCACAATGAATGGTTCTGAATACCATTCTTATTCAACACATCTGATAAGTAGGTAATTGGTGGACATTTCCATAACTTATTATTATATAACTGTAAACATTGGATTCCATCAAACCAAGTTTGTCCGCAGGATTCCCAACTCTTTCTTGGATTATTATCTTCGTATGGTCTCATATTATTACCATACCCCCGATATAATTTATTCCAATAATTGGTATAATCAAATGACCTATAATCTAAACCATCACTTGACCAATCCAGTAACATCTCCCTAATGGGTGTAATCTTATCTACATATTCCTTATCATGTGAATGATATGATAATTTCAAAACTATTTTATTGTCAATTAATACATTTTTAATATCATCGTGTCTATCAATATAAAATCCATTTGTAATTAAAACTATATTATTATTTGGAATATAACTTCTTGTTATTTTGATAATCTCAACAAGATTTTTATTTAAAGTTGGTTCGCCACCTAACAATCTTAACTCTAATTTTAAGTTGTTAAATTTATCACTCCAAGACTTTAAATAACTCTCACAATCTTCTAACGATAAATAACCATCAATTTTATAATTAGAATAATGATCACAACCCACACAACTCAAATTACACATATTAGTTAGATGTAAATCTACTGAATATTCAAAGGGTTTTTTATAACTATAAGGAACTTCCTTGTTGTCTAATATAAAATCCATTCATAACCTACCAAGTCCATACTGATCCCGTATAACTTCTACTTATTTCGGTAAGAATATTTTCACTATACGATTTTACACTACCACTAATACTTGACCAATTATATAACACTCCATTATTTACATTTTCATTTAATAAATTCATATGTTGAGTATTAGAATCTGAACCAGAAATTGAACCCGTTTGATGATACATCTGTATTGTAGTTGGCCCATTCATTAAATAATGTGGGTTTGAAGCAAAAACTAACTTATCATCACAAAATATACCACGTTGATATTTAAAATCAACTGCTGGTTGTGGGTGAACCAACACTTGATTAGATGTGGTTGCTGATGAAGTAACTGGTACTTCTTGTAATGATGAATTTAAATAAACATCACTTGCTTCAACATCAGATGCCCTTTTTAATTGCCAACTACTTCCACTTTTTATTGGCATCAACGCATTACCATTTAAAATTGTATCATCTATATTAACACAATTTTCAGAATACTTAGGAATAAATATAAACTTGTTACTTCCAGTAACAAAATTAAAACTACCAGTATAACTTGTATAATAACCCAATCGTGTATCAAAAGTATTATAATCTTCTGAATCAAAATCTAAAGAATCTATTTGAGCTGATTTCACTTCATCCCAATTCAAACTGATACTTGAAGAATGAATTTCTATTGGTGTTTTACCTGTTGGACTATCTACAAGTTTTATATCAGTACTCTCTCCACATATTCCCCAAGAATGAGCTTTATTTATAATTTTCAAATCTTTCTTACTATAATCAGTATTATCAATTCTCTTAAATGAAGCTAAGGTGTGTGGATTATCTAAATTAGTAGATAAAGGTATTACAGTTCCGTCATCAGTATAAACAACTACATAATGTACTTCATTAAACCACCCCCATTTATCATTATCTTGTCTATAATATTTTTCAATATAAGGTTTTGCCATACCTTGTCTTGGACCCGAATCTAATTCTATTCCTAAAGAATTTATTTCATTTGATATTGAAGAACTATAGCTACTTGATTCAAAAAATGATACTCCAAGTTGTTGGTCTCGTGTCGTAATTTTCCATAGATAATCTGGTATTCCATCTGCATTATGGTTTTGTATTTGAGATGATCCTGTTTCTGACATTAAACTACCACTTCCTATACTACCCAAGTAACCTCTTAGATTATCTTTATTTATACACATATAATCTAACTTACTATTTGCGGATGTTCCAAGTCTCAAATCAAGAACTGTACTACTATCTATTTCTGTTAAATCATCTGGATAACTATTTGCGTCTATATAATATGAACAAGAAATATTTTGAGTTGCAAGACTAGCAGAAAGTTTTGTTTGAACTTCATCACTAAATCCCTTAATAATATTATCTAAATAATCTTCATCATACCAGGAATACTGATTGGCATGTATTTTAACTTCTTCAATACTTTTACTATTACACCAGGTTGTGAGTGCACTAAAATCTAAATAATCTTCTGGTTTGTGCCATCCACCCAAAAGAACATTAGTATTCATTTCTAATAATTTTAAAGATCCACTACTTGGAATCCAATCAAAGCTACAAACAATACTTTTCAATGTTATTCTCCATTACTATCCACTTATAAATATCTATTTTGAATATTTAACAAAATTTTCATTATAAAAATACCCTTCCAACATAGGAATATAAATAATTCCTAACTCTTTTATTTGACTCTTATAATAATTTAATAATTTTAATTTTTGTTTAACCTCATCCAAACTTAAATCATCACCTTTATTATCAAAATAATATAAATTATTTAAACTGGGAATCTCTTTTTTTACACACTCAAAAACTTGTCTATGGTGTGGATGTTCATAATTATTATCACCTACTTCGTTGTGAGTCAAAACCATATCCCAATTTTTTTCCCTCAACACCTTATTCAATTTTTTTCTAATACCATCCACATCCAAATCCACTTTCCATTCATCATGAAAATTCCATATTTCATAATCTATCTTTACTCTTTTCATTACACTCTGAAATTCAGATTTTCTTGTCTCATCTTTACCATTTGTTACACAAATCACTTTATCAATATAATTATGTAACAATAACAAACTACCAGCAAAAATTACTTCATCATCTGGATGTGCCACTATTAATAAATTATTATTCATTCATTTCCCTCAGATGTATCGATAAAATTTAATAACCAATTTGAACAAACATACCCTATTTTTACACAACTTGTTCTTGCCTTTCTGTTCCAACCATCAACATAAGAAACATCAGTTTGTATTCCTCTATTTTTTAAATCATTCCATTGTAACTTAAAAAAGTTCTTTAAAAGTCCTCTTTTATATCTATATTTTGGATGACACCACCAATGTCCACTATATGCATATTCTTTTGGTAGAATAAGTTCTAAATTCCAACCATGGTCTTTTATGGTAAATTTACTAAACCAATAAAACTGACATTGAACAAATTTATCATCAATGATATTACAATAAAATATACCACCACTTTCAACTCTTCTTACTAATTCATCCCAATCCCATCGTTCTTTCCAATCATGTAAATTTTCTTCCATATCCTTTATACCAGATTGTATTTGAGATTCGTATTGTAATATCTTATCTACTGAATCTATCACAACAAAAGTATCATCCTCAATTAATGGTATATCTATTAATTCCTTTTCACATATCCAATGTGTATCTACTCCAGACCTTATCCAACCTTCTTGATTATGAGTCAAATTTAATCTAATGTCTTTTCTAAACTTATCAGGTCTTGTAAATTTGATAGAATTTAAATCGAAATCATCACCCTTCTGTAACATCAAAATATGAACAAATCGTTCCAATCCCCAACCGAAACAAGCAGTAGTTGATGCATCATAAATGTCAAAACTCTTTACGAATTTCTTTCCGTGAAAATTAAATGAACCTATAGCAATAGTTCTATTTTCATTTGGAACTTCAGCCATTATTTCTATCTTAGAACCACCCATTAACTGAACCTTTTCTTTCAATTCTGACTTATCACCAAAGAATGGGTCTGAAGCGCATTCAAAATGGTATTTAATACCAAGTTGATTCAATATTTGCTCTACATAAATAATGACATCAGAAAGACTTTCCTCACAATAATCTTTATCACCCACAAAAACTATTTCTGATATTGTAAAATTAAATAACCTTTCTAACGAGTCACCTTCATCTTCAATTCGTGTGCACTTTCCAGTCATCATATAAGATTTATTTTCAGTATGATGTGTATCACTTAACATACTATAACAATGATAACACACCGTAGGTGAACACATTCCTAACTCATGACCATCTATTGAATGTATTAAACTTGCCTGATTAGAAAAAGAATCTGTGTATCCAGTCTTTTTAGTATTATCTACTGAAAGATGTGATGGTGTCCAAATTCTTTCTGAATCAAACATTTCACCCATTCTGTAAGTTAATCTTTCTAACTTATCTAAATATTGAACTATTTTACCTCGTAAAACAAATAATCCATCACCAACTTGTGTATTCATTTGTCAAACCCATCTGTCAATAATATTGTTTCTTTAGTATTACAAAATGCTATAACTCTCTTTTTTTCTGTTTGTAATCCATTCATTTGTATATAAGGTGGATTAATTTTAAAATGTTCATTCCACTTACTATTACGAATAAAGGTTTCAAAATATCCGTGTGTTGATGCCATTTGGTCTATACCATTATGTCCATCATACGAAAATCTCAATATAAAAGTATTATCTGATATCCCAAAAGATGGAAGTGGAGATGTCCAATGTTCTAAAATATATTCATCATATTCAATCTCTGGATAATATTCTTTCCAACCTAAATTTTCATTCATCTTCATACATTTTAAAAACGCATCATACCAACTTTTAGTTATTTCACTACCTTTAACTCTTATACCCAACACATTGGTGAAACCATTGGTGTTCAAAAAAGTTAAAAACTTATCAAATAAAAAATGTTCAACTTCTATATCAGATAGATCAATATTTGTATTTATTTCAGTTAAATAATATTCTTCATCATCATCTTCTCTCCAATCAAAGGCTACAAAAGTACCACAATTTTTATTTTCACCCCATTCTTGTCCTCGTACACCAAATGACTCAGTTGATAGAAATTTATCAGTTCCCCAATATTTAGCTATTTCTAATGATATTGATTCTATTGTAGTGTCTGACATTATCCCAAATCAGGTCGTGAAAGTGAATCTTCTTTTGGTTCTTCTTCTATTCCAAGTCCACTGCCCTCTAAGAACATCTTTGGAACTTTACCACAGTTACCACAACTGTAAACTTGAACAGGAACAAGTGCTTCTTGACCTGTCGGTGACATAATCGGTGAAATTCTCTTAATCACATGAGACGTGATAAATAAATAATTTCCACAATCATCACATTTTATTGTATCTGCCTTTG